TCGGAGACAAACATATAAGATAATCCACGCTCCATGAAGGTCAGATCATTGCTGCTCTGCATCATCTCCTGACCCAACGGTTCCTTCATGTGCCCAACCTTAATCGTTCCAAAATAAGGAATGCCTTTGACACCAATGTAAACATCTTTGAAACCGGGAGTGTCATCGTCTACAGGATTTCCCTTTGAAGCAAAGTCGTATTGTGTCTTGAAAATAACATTCTCTACAAACTTACCAGCCAGAGCAATACGAACTCGACGAAACTCTGTACCAAATCCAGCATCATCATTCAATGGCACCTTATTCTTTAGCCCATTTGAAGGAGCAAGGACAGCAAAGTCCTGCTGGATTCTACCACCAAGTTTGATCTCGGTGCTTCCGTCAGTCTTACTAAACTTCAGGTTCTTATCCCAACTAATCTTCCATTCATCCTCTTCCGCACTCGCAACAGGAACAACAAAACAAATCAAAAACAAAACCATTAACATCTTCTTCATAGCGTTACAACTCCTTTACAGATTCGTGATGCACTATGTAGATGTAAAAACTAAAAAATTGGGAGATGTCACACAAATGTAAGAAAAACGCAAACAAAACGAGAAACCCCCTTCCGCCAGGCGGAAGGGGGCTCTAAAGGGGAGATGTGGCTATCAACTAATCCTGAAGCAGATCGTTGAAAAAGTCCAATCCATCATCTCCATCATCACTATCGGACAGAGATTCCTCTGCTGTCGGTAGTGACGGCGCAGCAGCCGCGCGAGGGGCTGCCGGTGCAGCCGTGGGAGCGGCTGCGGGACCATCAAGCCCAAGTACCTGATTCAGGCGGGCTTCGAGTTCAGCATACGACTTGAACTCACTCGGCGCGACGAGAGACTGAAGGGAATACTCTCGATTCCAAAGCTCCTCGCGCGCGGCGTCGTCCGCACCAATCTCACCCGGAGCAGCAAACTCCGAGGAATCATAGTTACGGTAGCCAGCCACATTCTTCGCGCGCAGCTTGAAGTTCGCGCCAGTCCAGAGGTTGAACGGATCGAATGCTTCGTCCGTCGAAAACTCAGGGCTGATGGCTGACTGGATCTTGTCGAAAATCTTCTTGCCATACTTGAACAAGAAGACCTTGCCGTTGTTCTCCGGGTTAGCCGGATCATCCACAACGAGGATGTTGGAGTAGTAGCTCAGTCGCCGCTTCTGCTTTCGAGCTTCATCCTGCTCTCCGCTATTCCACAGCTTGCTATTATACTCCGAGACGGGATCTTTCTGATCCAGCGTCGTGAGCGACTTCTCAATGTACCATCCACCCGGTCCTTGGAATCCATGATCCCAAATGCGAACGAACGGAAGATCCTCGCCGTCGGGGGCCGGAAGGAAACGAATAACAGCGTGCCCTGTTCCTGCCTTGTCAACGGTGAGCTTCCAATAGCGATCGTCATCGCCCTTGAAGGACTTCTTCTTATCGAGGGATTCCATCGCTTCCGACAGTCGGGCGATGTTGCTCTTCTTTTTGAGGTCTGCAAAACTCATTTCGTATTCTCCATATTTCGGTGTATTACGGTGTATTGTGGAATGTCCACGCTACTATTTAGCTGATGAAAACACATCTGCTAATACCATTTTCGTCTTTTCCAAATTGGCATTGACGAAAGGGGTAAGTCTGTTTAGCTTGTCACGAGTGTCAGGCCAAAGCAAATCATCATCAATATTCTTGTCCCAATAGGGAAAGAACTTCATTGCCATGTTCATTTGAATCATGGCACAAGGGCTCACAATACCCTCGTAGAACTTGTCGAGCAGGAACGGATGTTCTCCATCCGTCACCATGAGCATTCCATTCGGTGTCATGCTCTCTGGCACAGACGCGGCTAATTCTTCCATCTCTGTTTTGAAATGATAGGATATGCTTTCCTGATAGGATCGCCATTCCTTGTATAGCTTCATCGCTTCAGGATTGGTCAGCGTTCCTACCCATACGCTCGGGTTTTCTTGTAGGTTCGCAACGAAGAACTGCTCAATATCATCGCGCTTGCCTTGATGCTTTCGCAGAATCTTCTCGTATACAAAACGATCTCGTCGCGTGCTGAACTTGTCAGGATCGACTTTTACTTTGCCTTGATATTTGATGTAGTCGTAGTTTGTGCCCTTGAAGTGTAATTGAAGGGCGCGAAACATTTGATACGTTTCAAGTGCGTTCATCGTATAGTTGGAAAACCCCCGCCCAAGCTACCTTTGGTCCGCTTGAACGGGGGCATCCTTATCCTAATATGCTACTCGGTTAGCAGTTGTTCTGATCCTTGGGTCACTCCAGATCCAATCGGAATCTGTTGAGGCTGATCCTCTTCAGGAACAACATTCTCCAGATAAACGGAAAGAATGCCGTCAGTCAGCTCTGCGCCTTTCACTTTAATGCTATCAGCTAGTGTAAATTTTTGTTCAAAATCACGCGCACGAATCCCCTGATGAAGCCGTCTTTCTTGCTTCTTCTGATCCAGAGTTGACTTGAGAGAGTTGTCGCGCTTTCCTTGAATAGTGAGAACACCTTCATGGAAAGTGATGTTGATGTCTTTCTGAAGAAATCCAGCTACAGCCAAATCAATCCTGTAGTTATTCTGATTCCTTTCTTGTACGACATCATACGGAGGAAAGAGGGACGCTCTATCTCGATTTACCTGCCTTTCCATCAGATCAAAGATCCTATCAAATCCGACAAGATCGGGGAATTGGGTGGGTAGAAATGACTTTACCATTTTTACATCTCCTTAATTAAGCGAGTTGTGGTTGTTTGAAGACCTGAACTTTCAGCATCTCCATTCGAGTGTATATTATACACTCTATTTCACAAAAGTCAACAGCTTTCGTGAAAATGGTAACTAAAGAGGCAAGTGCGATCCTACTTTGAGCAATCGCATCTCTGTCGCTTCAGCTTCTAACTTGTCTTTTATGGTTGGGCTAACCAGCCTTGATACCATTTCTGGTTCGATACCACACTTCTCTGCACAAGCAAGAATGGCATCCATATACGGCATTGGTCGTTCCCTGATATAATCCTCCACCATCTTTGAAAAATGATTACGGTTTACTACTTCTTCGTTTAGATCCAACATCAAAGTCCCTTTACCCTATTTAGTCATACTTTCATATCGTTTTATGTCAATATGAAGCTCTCGTAGATGATCCCACGGATTAAAAGTGAAGATTTGCGGAACATGATCCTCTACGGCAATCGCTATGACACCTTTTTTGATGACGATATTTGTCATTTCGTATACCATAGCAGCATACGCAGCAATCTGTTTCTTATAGTCTACAATCCACTCTTCTTTTTTAGCTCGTCGGGAAGTCTTGAAATCAATGATAGCCAGTTGCTCATCCCACTCCGCAATCAGGTCAACGCGCCCAGCTAAACGAAGAACATGCGAGACAAGCGGAACTTCCTGCGCGATAACGTATCCAATATTCGCATCGAGCTTGGGTTTCAGATCAAGAAACATTGCGTTTACATCAAAACGATCAGATAGGTAATCATCGTGATTGTTGATGTAGTCTTCGCATACCTGATGAACTAATTCACCTCTATTGGTAGCGTGTCTAGAAATCTTGTTTGCTTCTGCGGGCCCGACTCGCTTCTTCCATTCATCCAGAGATTTTTGTTTTTCTGGATTAGCAGAAAGAATCGTTGTAACAGACGGATAATGTTTGACCTCTCCGTTGTGTTCTACAACATAATGTCGCGAACCAGTAGAATAGTCACATCCAATATTCTCGTATACGGATAAATCCTTTAATGGTCGATGTTCAAATCTCATTACTAGTCTGCCTTTGATAGTTTCTTTGCGAACTTACGAGCAGCTTCGCGAGCTTTGACGTTATCTGTACCTGTGTTTTCTGGTCGCGAACCTTGTAGCTTCTCACCTAGTTTCGATCCCGGTGTTTTCTCGTGGATCTTTGTCAGGACATCGTTGAACTGAGAAGAAGGTTTGATTACACCCATACGAACCGGATCGCAAATCATAGGCGCACCAATCAGAAGAGTAATTTCTCCTCCACATCCGCGACAAGGTTGTTCCGTTGGTGCGCGGCGATCGTCAACTTTCAGTTGCTCACGAAACTCATCGCCGCATTCCTTACAGGCGTAATCATATATTGGCATCAGTATCCATCCTTATACCAACCTTTACCCTTTAGGACAAAGTTGGTTTTGGAGATAAGACGCTTACATGGTAGATTGCAAGTCTCACTATAAGGTGTAGCACCTTCAAGCGGAACATAGACCGGACACTTTTCCATCGGTTCGTCTTTTATTCCCTGAACGATCTCAAAGGTATGGCCTGCTTCGCACTCATAATCATATGTAGGCATCGCTACTCTCCGTTCAGCCACTCACACATCTTGTGCCAAACATCATTGACAATTTCTCTATGCTCTTCTCTGGTTACACCAGCACCAGCATAGTATACGGTAAGATCACGAATCACAGAGTCAAGCAGGCTCACATCTGGTTCATCAATATGTAACTGCTGCTCATCAATCAAACGATAAAGAGCAGTAATGGCATCTTGACGAGACGCGAGTAGAGCCTGTTGCTTTGGATCAGAATCAGACATCAGATCAAATTCACTACAGACAGATTTAGATTGACATCATCACGAGTAAAGAATTGCTTGACTGCTTCAATCTGCCATTGAGGCTTTTCCTGATCCACATCAATCTTATATCCAGTCACATCTTCATCTACCGAAGTGATCACATTAAACAATCTTGCCAGCGCAGATCCCTTGGAGGTAGCCGCGAACGTCTCGCCAGCAACACCAGTTTCACCTTCAGGCAAAGGCTTCCCTTCACCATCCACATTGACCGGGAAGCTATAGGAACAGATCCACACTCGCGTCACCACTTCAGTTTCGGGTGAAAGCACCTGCTCCCAAACCTCATCAGGGGTAAGCTGAGTCTGTTCTTCAGTTTCAGTAATTTCAGTTG